AGAAATTTTAAAATTTAAAGAGCGCAGTACTCTACCAACACTCACGACGGACAGTGCTAGGTCGGTCAATAGTATAATAAAATCGATTATATCTATGAGAAAGGAAATCTCAGACTCAGTTCGAAGTATGTTAAGTTCAGAGCCCCAGGTCACTTTTCCTAAGGATCAGTTTGTTGATGATAGATTGAACAATCTACATCCAGTTCGTGTTTTCGATCCAATTGCAGATCTTGCAGATGCGAAAGGATTAATCACTGTTTCCGCTTTGAGGAAGGAGATTGAGAAGGTCAACTCTCCGCAGTATCAAGATACTATTTTCAAAGAAGCTTTCGAGCGCCTAACAACATCTAAGAGCATCAACCTGAATCCGGGCCACCTGGCAAAGGCACTCCGCTCAACGTTGTTATCTGCCTTCCCCGTTTCAACACTTCCAGAGCACAAGGTAATGACAAACACTGATGAAGTGATTTCTGCTTTAAACTTGTCCGCATCAAGCGGGTATCCACGCTTCGTGAAGAAACGCCTCCTTGTATCAGATATCCGAAAAGTGGTATCTCAACTGACAAGTGCTAAGATAGATTTTCCGTCTTGGAAGAGGGCCACTCTCTTTTCTATCTTCACCCGTATCCAGGCTAAAGCAAAAGGCGAACTAAGCATGAGACTTTTCTTCGCCCCTTCCTGACAATGGACTGTTATCGAAACTTGTTTCGGTGCACCAATCACGCGGTCAATCCAGAACCTCCAGGGTTCGAGTGTATTCATAGGGAAGACACAATTGCAAATAGCAGAGGAGGTAAAACAGTACACGGACTATTTTGTATACAGCTTTGATTACTCTAAGTTTGATCAAACTGTACCCGTTATCTTCGTGCGATACGCAAGCGAGATAATCTGAGGTCTCTTCTCGCCCCGGGCTAGAAACATGCGTTCTATATGAGATGAGATTGTCCGGAATATAATTGGTGGTACCATTTACCATCCAAAAGTAGGTTACTTTACAAGGCAGAGAGGTTTACCTTCGGGATCGTATTTTACCAATTTGTTTGATTCACTAGCAAACTTGCTAATGGTATGATACTCGATCCATACGATTGATCAAGCCTCGGTGATCCATAAGATTCTAGTTCATGGCGATGATTTAGTGATAGTGACTAAATCCCCACTAAAGACTGACCAATTATGTGCGGTTATCGAAAGTTTCGGTATGAAGCTAAATCTAGATTCAGACGGGTCGTCTAAACCTGGTGAGAACAAAGTCTATTTCTTAGGTTCTCTTTGAATAGATGGCGTTCCACATAGAGATAGTTTACAGATGATGACAAGTGCGTCTATTGTCAGAAGTCTACTACCTAAGCTTCCAACGCTTAATGATATTATAGAGGGACGTCTTTATAGTATATTAGGTTACTCACAAACGATTCACACATTGTGGACCTCCCTGGGGTTACCGTCGTTTGTGGGAAGGAAGTTGTTTGTACTATCTGAGAGCTTGTCGTGGGAAAGACAAGTGCATAACAGACG